AGAAGGGAATGTGATATAGCTGCTGATCAAACAGATAACTCAATAGGATTCAAAGTTCAAGTGATTGAATATTCTGAATATCAATACTCAAATACATTCAGAGTAATGAAATATGATTGTCCAACGAGAAATTTATTACCTGGAGATGTGGTGACTAAAGATGTTTATAATCAAATAAATGCCAACCCATGTGCAATTTGTTACCCTAATGGAGGATCTAACATAAGAATTAATGGAAAGGATTGTTTACCGAATACATTCCAACCAAGAGAGAACATTTTCAATACTACAACTGATAAAGATGCGACTGGTAAAATAACAAAAGTAACATTTACGGTAAAACCTGATGCAGGAATTTGGAAAATATTCACAGGTAAGTATGATTCCAAATGTGTCGGAGGTACCGCTAATGGTATTACCTCCGGTGAAATATCACAAAATAAACAAAGTATCTCATTTGATATTGTGGATACTATTGGTGGATGTGATCCGGGTGCGTATACGGTCAAGTTAGAAACAACCGCACAAGCGTATCTTCAGAACGGTGGCGTTGATAATACTAAACAACAACAATATACTACATATGTTGTTCAAGGGATAATTTAACAATAGCAATATATTTATAAATAAAAATAACATGGATATTAAAACAGCCTTAAACAATTATCTTGGTAAATCGACTAGATATTCTGAAATGGATAATGGTGACGGATCAAAACAGGTTTGTGATTTAGATACAGGTGATTGTTACACAGTACGTATGAAAGATGGTCTTATTGAAAGAGTAGAAAATACTATGACAATAAATAAAAAAGTTAAAGTTGAGACTCGTCAAGGGTTTAAACAATTATTAAATGGGTAACAAAATGAATTTAGATAAAAAAATTATTGCAGAGATTGCGAAGTTCAATAAAGTGAACAAATACATTATGGAACAAGATGCTGCGGCAGCGCCAGCAGTACCTGAAGATCCTGCGGCTTTACCTGATGTACCGGCACCACCTGAAGACCCTGCGGCTACACCACCAGTGGATGCACCTGCAGAGAAAATAGATGTTGCAACGGATCCTGATGTTGAGAAAATCGACGACAAAGGAGATAGTGAAGAAGGTGACGGAACTGAAGAACTTGAAATCACAGATCTAGTGAAATCACAAAAAAATATTGAGACTAAACAAGACGATTATTTCGAAAACCTTTTCGGACAACTTTCAAATTTAGAATCTAAATTATCTGAAATGGATAGTATTATGTCTAGATTGAATTCTATTGAATCTAAGATAGAGAAATATAGAACTAAAAGTCCTGAAGAAAGATTAGAATTAAGAAGCTATGATTCTTACCCATTCAATCAAAAACTTTCAGACTTCTTTGAAGATAAAGAAAAAGAGATGGAGTTAACGGGTAAAAAAGAATATATTTTAACACCTGACGAAGTAACTGATGTTAATGCTAGTGAAATTAAAGGAACATTCCAACCTACAAAAACAGACGATAATCGAAACTACGGTAGTAGATAATTAAGAAAAAAATAATTTAATTAAAGGAATTACAATAGTAGTTCCTTTTTTTATTTGACAGATGACCAATGTTTGATTATATTTATTGTATAATAATTTATAAAACTTAAATCAAAAAACATGAGTTCATTAGACGCCGTATTGGCACAGTATGAAAAATCGAAGCAAGCTTCAGGGGGTTCCCAATCTAAAATGTCTCAAGACGAAAGAATGAAGAAATACTTCGCTCTTATCTTAGACGACAAAGAAAAAACAGGTTCAAGAAAAATCAGAATTTTACCAACACCTGATGGTTCATCACCATTTAAAGAGGCGTGGTACCACGAAATTCAAGTTGGTGGAAAATGGCAAAAGTTCTACGATCCAGGAAAAAATGACAACGAACGTTCACCTTTAAATGAGGTTTATGAAGAGTTGATTTCTACAGGTAAAGAGTCAGACAAAGAATTGGCTAAACAATACAGATCACGTAAATTTTATATTGTTAAATTAATCGATAGAGACCGTGAAGAAGATGGTCCAAAGTTTTGGAGATTCAAACACAATTATAAGAACGAAGGTATTTTAGATAAAATCATTCCTATTTGGAGAAACAAGGGTGATATCACTGATCCTGAAAAAGGTCGTGATTTGATTATTGAATTATCAAAATCTAAAACAGGTAATGGTAAAGATTATACAACAGTACAAACTATTATGTATGATGATCCAACACCTGTTCATGATGAGGCAGATCAAGCTAAAGCTTGGGTTAGCGATGAGTTAACTTGGTTAGATGTTTATTCTAAGAAACCTGTTGAGTATCTTGAGGCAATTGCAAGAGGTGAAGTTCCACGTTGGGATAGTGATAAAGGTGGTTACGTTTATGGTAACGACGAAGAAGCTACTACATCAATCGGAGGATCAAAAGCACCTTACGTTGATACACAGGCTGATCAAGAACCAGATGGTGATTTACCATTTTAATTTATAACGGGTGGGAATAAACTCCCACCCTTAATTTTTTATATGACATTTAAAGAAGAAATCGAATTACAACTAAGAGACAATAGAATATTGTCTTATGAGTTATTGAGTGAATTAAATTGGTGATACAATCTTATTCGGAATGTTAAAAGGTGAAACTGAGGACGGACAAACAAATTTTACTTTAGTGACATTCCACAAAGAAGAGATTGGTGTGATATATGAAGAAGATGATTCATTCTATATTACAATAAAAGAAAGTAGATTACCAAACATTAAAAGAATAGAAAATGGCGGGAATTAAGAAAAAAGAAAGTGGAGGATTTAAAGATAAGTTCTCAACAAAAACAAAATATAAAGATACCAACTACTACTTTTGTGGTGAAGCTTTCTTAAGTGCTAGTGGATTACCGGGTCCTGTTATGGGAGGTATCAATATGTTCTTGGGACATAGTAATAGTTCTAAGACAACCGCTATGATCTTGGCGGCAGCTGATGCTCAAAAGAAGGGACACTTACCTGTCTTTATCATAACTGAGAAGAAATGGAGTTGGGAACATGCTGTTGAGTTAGGTTTGGATGCAAAGAAGAACTCCGACGGAGAGTGGGACGGTGACTTCATCTTTAACGATGGGTTTGATTATATCGAACAAGTTACCGATTTCATTAATGAAGTATTGGATGCTCAAGAGAAAGGAGAGATTCAACAATCAATTTTATTCCTTTGGGATTCAGTAGGTTCAATTCCTTGTAAGATGACCTTCGATGGTAAGGGTGGTAAACAACATAATGCTGCCACACTTGCTGACAAAATTGGTATGGGAGTTCACTCAAGAATTTCTAAATCAAAGAAAGAAGATTATGCTTATTACAATACTTTAGTGGTTGTTAACCAACCTTGGGTTGCTCTTCCTGACAATCCGTTTGGACAACCAACAATTAAGGCAAAAGGTGGAGAGGCCTTATGGTTAGCATCTTCATTAGTATTCCTTTTCGGAAACCAAGCAAGTGCTGGTATTAACCACATCACGGCAACCAAAGGGGGAAGAACTGTAAGATATGCAATCAGAACTAAGATTTCAATCTTAAAGAACCATGTAAATGGTTTAGGATACAACGATGGTAAACTAATCGCGGTACCACAAGGATATATCGAAGACACTAAAGAAGCTTTGGAATCTTACAAGAAAGAATACTCCCAATATTGGAATGGTATTTTATCAGGAACTGGTGAAATTACTTTAGAAGAAACAACAGATGATATTAGTGAGTAACCGGGGTTAAGGACCTCTATAATGACGGTTCTCATGTTGGTGGAGTATATCACTTCATAAACACATTACGTCGATTTTTGGAGGAGTATGACTTGGATAAGGTGGTTGTATTTTGGGATGGAGATTCAAACTCTTCTACCAGAAAAACAATATATCCCCAATATAAGGCAAATCGTAGATTGAATATGAATGAATTCAAATACGAGTCTTACGTAAATCAAAAAATCAGAGTTAAGCAGTATCTTGAAGAAGTTTTTGTTAGGCAAGTTGAGATAGATAATAACGAAGCGGATGACTTAATTGCTTATTATTGTCAACTTGCAAATGATGAAACCATAATCATATTTTCGGCAGACAAAGATCTGACACAACTAATTTCCCCAAATGTGTCAATATACTCACCTATACATAAAACTACGTATAGATTCGGGGATAGGATTAAGTTCAAAGACATTGAAGTCCCACACCAAAATGTACTTGTCTGTAAAGTATTCATGGGAGATAAATCAGACAATATTGATGGAATACAATCACTTGGAGAAAAAACATTTGCAAAGTTCTTTCCTTTAGTGATGACTAAATCATGCACTATCGAAGAAATAATGGATATTGCACGAAATATCCCGCAAGAAAAACCTATAAAAGTATTAACAAATATTTTGACTGGTAAAACAAAAAGCGGTATACTTGGAGAACAATACTACCAAATAAACCAAATGATAGTAAACCTCAATAATCCACTTATAACAGATGATGGAAAAGAGTTGGTTGAATCTATCTACAGTGAAACTTTAGATCCCACAGACAGAGGTTATAAAAACCTAATGAAGTACATGATGGAAGATGGGTTATTCAAATACCTACCTAAGAATGATGAGGCTTGGGTAAATTTTTTAAAACCGTTTATGAAACTTACGAGAAAAGAAAAAAGAAAAATTAAAAACTAAATTAAATGAGAGATCAAGATCAAGTAAAGATGGAATTTTTGTTAACACTCAATGAAAACATTGTTGTTCAAAGATTTTTTAACGTCAGAGGATATAATCCTAAGGCGAGGTTATCGGTAGATTTGTATGAGTACATGTATGATGTTAAAGAAGTACTCCACAATTATTTAAGGATGAAAACGGTTGTCTATATGTTGGACAACAAAGAAGCAATCGCGCATGATCCGAATATTATGAACACGTCATTTACTGACGGAGACGAAAACTTTCACATTTATGTGAAGATCGGGGATGAGACAATTTGTCATAGAATTTTTGACGGAAAATTATATCCACCAAAAGTTCGTTATACGGTGGACGTAAGACCATATTTGAAAGATGTACTTTCAAATTTAACTGACATTTTTTCAAAACACGATTTAAATCACGAATATTGTGGAATCGAGTTGGTCTAACAACTATTTATAAATTCAAGGGAGTACAGAGAGATTATGCAGAAAAATTTTGACTATTTAGGAAATACATTCCAGGTTCAATTGTTAAACCAAATTATTGTAGATAAAGAGTTTTCGACTACCATCATGGATGTTTTGGAACTCTCATATTTTGATAATAAGTACTTTAAGATCATTGTTCAAATGATTAAAGAGTATTATCAAAAATACCAAGCTACACCAACGTTTGATACGCTTGAACAAATAACAAAGTCAGAAATTACTTCTGAAATGGCGGTTAAAATTGTTTTAGATACTATTAAACAAATTAAAGACGCACCATTTGATGGTTGTGTTTTTGTTCAAGAAAAAGCCTTAAAGTTTTGTAAACAACAGGAACTCCAAAGGGCGATGCAAAAGGCACAAAAGATTATCGATGAGGGTGATTTCGAGTCTTATGACAAAGTTGAAGAACTTGTTAGAGAAGCAATTCAAGTAGGAGAAAGAGACCTTGGGACGGGTGATGTATTCGCCAACTTGGAATTAGTTTTAGACGACGACTTTAGATCTCCAATACCTATTGGTATAAAAGGAATTGATAATCTACTCAAGGGTGGGTTAGCTAAAGGAGAAATTGGAGTTATATTGGCACCAACAGGTGTTGGTAAAACAACCATCTTAAGTAAGATAGCAAACACAGCCTTTAACTTGGGATTCAATGTCATTCAAATATTTTTTGAAGACAATCCAAAAATCATTCAAAGAAAACATTTTACAATGTGGACGGGTATTGAACCAGATAATTTGGTTTTACACAAAGAAACAGTGTTTGAAAAAATTCACGAGATTCAAAACTCAATGAAGAATAAGTTAGTTCTAAAAAAATTACCTTCCGATTCATTAACAATGTTACAAATCAAAAATCAATTAAGAAAAATGATTGCTGATGGTAACAAGTTAGACTTAGTTGTTTTGGACTACATTGATTGTGTAATGCCTGAAAAAGCATTCGGAGATGAGTGGAAAAGTGAAGGATCAGTGATGAGACATTTTGAAGCCATGTGTCATGAACTTGGACTTGTTGGTTGGACTGCAACACAAGGTAATAGATCTTCAATCTCATCTGAGGTTGTAACTACAGACCAAATGGGTGGATCTATTAAGAAAGCACAAGTTGGACACGTAATTATTTCTGTCGCAAAAACTCTACAACAAAAAGAGTTAAACTTAGCCACAATTGCAATCACTAAATCAAGAATTGGTAAAGACGGTGTAGTATTTGAAAACTGTAAGTTCAATAATGAACTCTTAGAGATTGATACTGAGTCTTCAGTAACGTTCTTAGGATTTGAAGGACAACAAGAACAAAAGAAGAGTGATAGAGTTAAAGAACTCCTTGAAAAAAGAAAACAAAGAGAACAAGGTAAGACGATTTAAATATCTCTTACTTTGAAAAAAAACTTAAAAAAAACAACGAATTTTTTATTAGAAATTAGGGTGAATGGTATTGTAGGTAATATTTATCATTTAAAATCCCCTATTTTTTAATAAATTCATTTTTAAAAAAACCAAAAAAAACATGGACATTTCAAATCGAATTCTATCGGATATTACAGTTTACATGAAGTACGCAAAGTATATCCCAGAATTGAAAAGAAGAGAGACTTGGCAAGAGCTCGTAACAAGAAACATGGAGATGCATATTAAAACGTATCCCCAATTAGAAAAAGAAATCCGTGAGAACTACATGTATGTTTACAAGAAACAAGTTCTCCCATCAATGAGATCAATGCAATTTGCAGGAAAACCAATTGAGATATCACCCAACAGAATTTACAACTGTGCATTTGCACCGGTTGATGATTGGAGAGTATTCTCAGAAATCATGTTCCTTTTATTAGGTGGAACAGGTGTGGGTTATTCAGTACAAAAACATCACGTTGAAGTATTACCTGAAATCAGAAAACCAAACAAAGAGAGAGGAAGAAGATGGTTAGTTGCAGATTCTATTGAAGGATGGGCAGATGCC